ACTGTCTGATGTACCCACTGACGGACTTCTTGGCGTTTGGTGGCAGGACGTGGCTCAGCCTGAATGTGACGATGTCCCCCTCGGCCGCCTCACCCAGTTCGACGCTACCAGAGAAGTGGTCTCCGGCACGTTCCAGGGAAGTGTAAAGACCCGCCAGCATTTTCTGGAGGTCATCGGTTGGCTCAGGGGGAAACATGGGTGAGGCTGCAGAAGTATTGTACGACGAGGACATAGACGGCCCCTACGACCAATTGATATGGGAGCCGGAGCCCGAGCTCATCGAGGACCCCTTTGTGCTCAACGAGGCCCTCAAAAAGGCGCCCAAAGTCCCTCCGTCGGCCAAGCCCAGCGACTTCACCGAGTACGCCATCTACATGCCGAGCGACGACGGCACGGGGTACTCGAACTTCAGCTTCAAGACGCGTCGGCACCTGAAGCGGATCTACGACAGTCCGGCCAAGCGCATTTTGCTCTTCTGTGCCCGGCAGGTGGAAAAGTCGACGATGCTCGGCAACATCGCGCTTTGCTACTCCTGCCTGATCCCCGCCTTCAAGACTCTGTACGTCAGCCCCTCCGCGGCACAGACCACCACGTTTTCCAACGACCGTATCAAAGAGCCGCTGGAAACCAGCCCTATCCTGAAGCAGTTCACTACCAACATGCTCTCGAGCAACATTCTCGAGAAGCAGTTCATCAATCGGAGCAAGCTCACTCTCAGGTACGCGTTCCTCAACGCCGATAGGACCAGAGGAATTCCTGCGTGGATGCTCATGCTGGACGAGTTCCAGGACATCATGGGCGACAACATTCCAGTCATTGAGCAGTGTACTTCTCACGCTCCTGAGCGCTGGAAGCGCTTCATTTACTCTGGCACTCCCAAGAGCCTGGACAACAACCTCGAGTACTACAGGGCGAATCTATCTACTCAAGGGGAGTGGGTGGTGCCGTGCGAGGGGTGTAACCACTGGAACATCCTGTGGGAGAAGAACATCGGCAAGAAGGGTCTGATCTGCGAAAAGTGCGGCAAGCTCATCAACGCCATGCACCCTAAGGCCCAGTGGGCCAAGGGCGTGAAAGAAGCCCCCTTCGAGAGCTACCGCATCCCACAGCTCATGGTTCCGTGGGTCGATTGGGAAAGCATCGTGCTCAACTACGAGCGCTACCCACGAGACAAGTTCTACAACGAGGTGCTTGGAATCAGCTTCGATTCCGGCATGCGGCCTCTAACCCAGGGCCAGGTCAAGGAGTGTTGTAACCCCGATGTCCACATGCAGGACATGGAGGATTACAGAAAGCTTTCCTTCGGCCAGCCTGTGTTTGCTGGACTTGATTGGGGGTGTCACGACGAGGACACCCGCATTCTCACCAGTGAGGGCTTCAAGTACTTTCGAGATCTCACTGATAGTGACGTTGTTGCTCAGTGGGATCCCGACACTCGGGAGATGACCTTTACGAAGCCAACGGTCAGAACCGTGCGCGACTGGGATCAGCCCTTGCTGCACTTCAAAACCAAGGGCGCCTTGGACTTGATGGTGACTCACACGCATCGAATGCGCGTGATGAGCTGCCCGAATGCTGAAGGCGAGAGGTGGTTGACCGAGTCTGCTGGCGAGACATTGGAACGGGGAGGGAACATCAAGTTCGTTGGGCATCTCGATTGGAAGGGTGTGGAGGAGCTCTTCTTCGTCCTGCCGGGACAGCCAATGAGCCCAGGTTACTCGGGTTCAGAGGACCGCGAATACGACATGGACGAGTGGCTTGAGTTCATGGGCTACGTCATCTCCGAAGGGGGCGTCTGTCTGAAGCTGAACAAGGCTGGAGAGCGCGTGCCCTATTGCATCAAGATGTCGCAGCGAGAATCAGTAAGCCCAGACCGCTACCAGAAGATCCAGGACTGTATGGATCGGATGGCGATCCCCCATACAGCATTTCCCAACCCTAAGACCGGAGATGTGAACTGGACGATCTACGGCAAGCAGTATTGGAAGTGGTTCGCCGATAATGTGGGGATGACGGGGGATACGAAGCGCATCCCCAGGTCGTTCCTCAAGCTCGGTAAACGCCAGCTTCGTATTCTGTTCGATGCCCTTCTTTTGGGCGATGGGTATGTCGACCCCAGAGACAACTGTACGGGTGGTGCGTACTACTCGACCTCCAAGGGGCTCTGCGAAGATTTCCAGGAGCTCTGTATTCGCCTCGGTCTTAGGTGCATCGTTCGTCTGCACAAGCCGGCACAAGGCAACCGAAAAGCTAGGTGGCGGGCGCTCTGGTCTGCCGGCAGGGATTATCAGCTCAATACCCCCAGCCGAAAAGTGAAGCAGGTTCCTTACAAGGGCAAGGTCTACTGCTGCTCAGTACCTACCGGGTACATCGTGACGGAGAGGAATGGCTGTGTTTCCTACCAAGGCAACACAGGAGAGAACTCATACACCGTCATCACGCTGGCCACCTACGTGAACAACAAGTTCCGGGTGTTCTTTGCCCACCGATTCGTAGGAGAAGAAGTAGAGCCGCAGGTGCAGCTGGCAAAGATCGAAGAGTTGCTCACCTACTTCAACGTGCGCACCATCGGCGTGGACTACGGTGGCGGCTTTTATCCCAACGACCAGCTAGTTCGGAAGTTCGGGACCAACCGTGTGTTCCGCTACCAGTACGCTGCGAGGCCTAAGAAAAAGGTGGAGTGGAAAGGTCAGCTTCAGCGCTTTGTCGTCCATCGCACCGAGGTGATGAGCGACGTCTTCAATGCCATCAAGCGGAAGAAGTTGGAGTTCCCGAGGTGGGAGGAGTTCGGGGACGTTTACGCCCAGGACATGCTGAACATCTTCAGCGAGTACAACGAGATGCTTCGGATGCTTCAGTACAAGCACTCGCAGGACAAGCCGGACGACACATTCCACTCGTTGCTGTACTGCTTGCTGGGCTCGATGCTGGTGGTTCGTCGGCCGGACATTGTGGCGCCGAACAGAGAGATCGACGGACAGCCGCAGAGTAGTTACAAGGGCCCCGTCAGCCAAGGATAGCCCTAATCTTATGTCCATGCTATACTATGGGCATGACCACAAGGGTAACTTGCCCAGTCTGCCAGAAGAGCTTCGTAGCTAACTACGCTGGCAGACGTTGTTGTTCTAGGGCCTGCTTAAACAAGCATCGTGGTAGCTGGGAAGATCGGTTTTGGGCGAGAGTGAAGAAGGGGCTAGGGTGTTGGGAATGGCAAGGGGCCATTGCCCCCTGCGGGTATGCCCGTATTCGAAGAACTACTCGTGACCGCGTGTTGGTCCACAGAGCGGCTTGGGAACTAGTTCATGGGGCAATCCCAGAGGAGATGTGTGTCTTACATCGCTGCGACAACAGAAAGTGTGTTCGACCTGATCATCTGTTTCTCGGTACCCACAAGGACAATGCTCAAGACATGCTTCAAAAGGGGCGAGCGAACAAAGCAAGGGGAGAAAAACATGGGCGGGCGAAGTTAACTGAGAATCAGGTAAGAAGGCTTCTCAGGAAGTACAAAAAAGGGGCTACGCAAAAAGATCTCGCGAAGGAGTATGGGGTGCACCCTATGACCGTGCATAAGATCGTGACCGGAAAGAAGTGGGGGCATCTCCAGGAAAACCAGGGCTAAGAAAGGGGCTGCAGACGCCCCTCCCCCTCGAAGTCACCGGAGACCGGCTACGCGGTGCAGCTGGTCCCACACTTCTTCCGGCGTGGGGCGGTTGTCCCACTTGATCTCCACCCGGCAGGAGCAGTCACCAGCCTCAGCCACCGCTTTTGAGAAGATCTGACTGTTCTGGCGGATGGCATCGAGGCTTTCCGCCTCGATGATTACTTTCACACCGTTGGATTCGAAGACGCGATTGATCATGGTTCCTCCATTATTCTTATGCCCGAAATCCTCCTGTTTTTGTGTCAATCGGGGAACGCCATTTGAATGACTTTCTCGATGATGTCATCGCGCGCATCGGGGAAGATCTGACCGGCTGTCCTAGAGCCGTAGGTGTTACGCACGTAGAAGTACGCGGCCTGGCGCATGAAGCGGCGGCCGATGTCGAAGTACCGGCGCGCTTCTTTTAGCTCTGGATCTTGGTGCTCTGGGACGGCGGTACAAATGCCCTGGCCCAGTAGTAGGTAGGGGCGCCAAGGTTCTTCTGTCTTGGTGTGTTTGGCGACGGCCTCGAAGTACTCTTCGCCCATGGCGTAGAAGGCCCGGCCCCAGTCGAGGGTCTTTTGCCAATCGGAGGCGATGCGGAATAGCTCTGGCTCTTCCAGGGCGTCCTCGGTTTTGATGTGGAGAGCCACGACAGATTGTTCATCCAGCGGGAGGGAGGGGACATCTCCGACGACGTGGAGGAGCCGTTCGACCTGGCGCTGGAGGGCCCGGTTGGAGACATGAGCCTGCCAGGTGATGGCGGCCAGGTTGGCGACCAC